TCCATGACCGGGATTTTCGGGCAGGTTTGTCCTGCTGCACCACTGGATGTTGGTTGGCAAGTCGTGCTTAACGCCGCTAAATGCGTCCGCATTGTCGCCACATAGTTTTGCAACGTCGGCTGTCCATCGAGGGAATATGTAAACGGAATCGCGCCCCAAAAACCAATTCTTGCATGCTGCTGGTCGGCAAAGCCTTCGCATTTTCCGGCTAACATTTGGAAATCCCACAGTGTAATACCATCATTGCGAGAAATAGGCTGGCACACGATTGCGCTTGCGATATCTGGCTCGACGTTTCTTCGGAGCACTTCGAAATAGATCGGCGATGCCTGCCCACCCCAGCAGTAATTCGAGAATGAAATCGGCGCTGCTGGGGTCGAAAGCAACCAAGACGCTCGGAACATCCAGCTCGAAAAGTTGTCATCTGGCGGTGCGCAAGAAATGCTGTCTCCCACGGCAATAACGTTTCGAACAGGCGCGTCTACGTGGGCGTCGATGCGGATAAACGGATTATATGACGCCCCCTTCCAGCCTGTAGAGGCCGGGTTATCGGACACGTCGCCCGCACCGTATGCTTGCCCTTCGAGATAGTAAAATCCACCCAAACCTGAAGCGACGTTGGTATCATAGTTCCCGAGGCCTGTTGCCCCTCCCATCGCCGCCTGCATTATGGACGTAGTAGAACCCGTTAACGTCACGTAAACAAAAAGCAAATGACTTCCGTTATTTCCAGAAGCCGCTTGAGGAATTGAGCCAAGCGGAACAAAGTCAGAATGTTGAAGCGTGAATACTTGAGGATTGCTGTTCGCACTGCTCGGGTTCGGTTGGATCGTAAACGCTCTAGCTGTTCCGCTAAGATTTACATAGTCGCTGTCTGCCCCCTGGTTATCCCAATAAATCTTCCCCTCTGGATAAGTGGCGGTTGTGTTGTTGGCGTAATTGCAAAATTGCAACGTCACTGTGCCACTTGCTGTCGCGGCCTGATTGAGCGTTACCGTGGTGCCGTTTGTGATAGTTGCAGTGGTGACTGGGTATGTCATAACTATTCCGGGACCAAACACAAAAATCGTGCCGCCACCCGTGGGAATTGTCGATGTGCTGGAACAGGTTACTGTTACCGAAGAAATAGTGGTCGTGCATTGCAAATATACGCTGTTTGTTGTCGGAAACATTTGCACTTGGCTGCTATTGGTGTTCCATGTGCTTGGTATATAAGGATAAGCCGCGTAGCTATCGCTTGCCCACGCGGAAACGGAGTTGATTACAGCACCGCCTGCGGTCGAATATGGGTTTGCGAGAGAGACCGAAATGTCGTTGATCTGCGTCGGAACAGGTATTACATACATATATGTGGTGTATGTAGAATATTGGTTTGTGGTTTTCTGGGCCAGTTGTGTTGGGCCAAAAGTGGCTGTCATGCGATAACGGCTCGGAGCAAGTTCGGCAGCGGATAGGTTTTTCCGCGCCCAGGCGGGCGTCGGAACAGTTCCTTTTTGGGCCTGTATAGCCAATCCAATAGCTGCCGACACAGGTTGAGCAAAAACAGAGCGCGTGGATAACAGCAACAAGATTGTTGCAAAGATTCTGAGAAGCATCACTGGCTAATCCCGTAGGTTATCGTTCCTGTGGAGTACGAGCTGCAAATAAGCTCGTAACTGACGGTTTTTGTAGTGCCGTTTTGCGATCCGGGCTCCGACCACTGTTCGCTTGCTACCGTCGTGAAACTTTCAAGTTGCGACCCGTTTGCTGTGACTGGCAAATAAGGCGATCCGTTGATGCTTCTGGCTAGATAAACCGTGCCGCCCAGAGCCGCGCCAGGTGACTGGCTACTCGATCCATAAACGGCAACGTTAAATGTGCCGCCGTTTCGCGCGACATCAGGCGTGAAAGGCGCGCTTGCACCCGTCCCGGTGAATGTGCCGGCCAAATTGTTTGCTGAAGAAACCGCCGTCGTTCCAATCGGCACTGCGCCATCGACGGTGAGAGTCGGCGAGACAAGATTGCCCGAAGAGTTCGGAAACGCGACTTGCTGGCCTGATGTGGGCGCGGTGGCGTTAATCGTTCCGACGGAGGCGTCCCCGCCTGATCCGCCGCCGCCGGTCGGGCAAGGAACGGCGTTCTGGGTGCCGTCCGACTTTGGGCAGAGCTGCACGAACGCTTGCGCCGTCCCGTTGCCGGTCCCGTACGTCGTGTAGACGCTGCTGCTCGCCACAATTAGTACGGCGCTTGCCCCGAGGCATAAGCCCAAAGCCAACGGACGAAAGTTTCGCATAGGCGTGCCTTTCAGTTAAAACAGCCGCCCACAGCCACAGTGTAGGTGCTGCCAGACGACAGGTTGGAAACCGCGAGCGCGGGGCTCGGAAGGGCTGCGCCAGAGGCGCCGAATACTATTGTCCCATACGGCTGGTTAGGCTGCGGCCGGAACAACGCCTGCGTTCCGCCGTTAGGCCATGTGATAGCAGAAAGCCCCTGGACCGCGAAAACTCTTTCTGAGTTGATTGATGCGGCGATCGGTAGCCCAAACTCCAAAACGCCGTAGGGGTGGGTCGGGCCACTGCTGGCAAAAGTTGGCGCGAATGTTTCAGTGAAATCGAAACACCCGTTACCCCACAAAAAACCGGCAGAACTGATCATGTTCGTTTGCCAGTTACCAAGGTTTTGCGGCACGACGGTTGGGGTAAACGTAGATTGCTCCGTCGAGTTTGCGGCCTGTGTGATCGCGCTTAGCGATGGGTTCAATACCCAACCGCTCCATTGAATCAACGGCTGAATCGTAGGGTCTATGTTGAGAGCTAGCGCCGAAAGGTTTTGCGGGTAAGTCAGCGCAAGATTATTGACAGTTGCCGTGCTGGCAATCTGCGTATCCACTCCCAGCGTTACGAGGCTTGGGGTTCGGAAACTGCATGATAGACAGTCGCCTACATTCAAGCCGCCCCCATACGGATCGCCCCCGCTCGTCGCAAAATCCGCATCGACAATAAAATGGTTTCCAGTGCCCGTGTTAACGAGGTCAAGTGCCCAGGCGTTTATCGGCGGGTCGTTTAGAATCAGATTATGGAGCGTCATCACACTCGCGTAGCCCTGGTCGCCCGTTCCAGTGCAACCGATCTGGAAAAGGTCACCGCTGGGCGCGCCGCCCGGCGGTGCGATATCGACCGCGCCTTCGATATGCATACCTTCCACGATGATGTTATTTATTTGGCCGTTTGTGGCCGCACAAAACCGCACACCTGGGCCATAAGGTTGAAATGCTCGAACATCGTCCAGGGTTATATCCCCATAACTCGCTCGCGAGGACGTTGTTATCGAATTAAAATCAAGCTCCGCCAAGTTTGCGGTGCCTGAGTTCATACAATAAATATCTGTCATATGCGTTTCGCCCATATAACTGACGTGCTGGCCCGCGGCGACAATGCCAGCGCCCCCCTGGATACATGGGCCGGGGATAAATTCCATGTGTAAATGCTCGAAATTCGCGTGCTGCAATGCGTCGTAGCCAGCAACGCCAATCTGTCCGCCAGGCGCCGTGCGATCCCCCAGAATGCTGCAATCGGCAACCTCGTAAGCTACCGTCCCCTCAGAAATCGCTCCGCTATTGCCGGAAAAAGGCCGTGTGCTGCCTTGATTGATGCCATCAAACCCGATTGCAGCACCAGTGTAGCCGACACCCATGTCGATTATACTCGCGCCTTCACCTGCACATTTGACGCCCTCGCTAAGCAGCAAAGGATTGGTCCCAGAAGCAAGGAAATAATGCCCGACCGGCACAAATACCAGCGCTGACTGACCTTGCGCCTTGAGCGCGTTTGCCGCCGCGTACGCGGCCGCGAAGGCAGGCTGGTCGTTTGCTCCAAATTTAAAATTTCCGCCCATTGTTTGCTTCCCCAGCCCCGAGAGAGTGCCGCCGCTGCCGCTTCCCGTAACCGCAGTAACCGCGTAATTACTCTGGTTAGGGAAGCTCGTGGGCGTGCTGCCTTGGCTGGAAATCAAAATTTTGCGTAGCCCGGTCGAGAGGTAAAACGACGCCCCTACTAAGTCACCTCCGCAGCCGCTTACGGGGTCCGACGTGCTACCTGTATTCGGGTTGATGGCGTAGCTGCCGCCATTGGAAATGGAGTTGATTGCCGAGATTGAACCATTCGTCGCCGTGACGTTATAATACGCAAAGTTAAAAGACTTTCGCTTAATTGGCGTGCCGCTGGTGCCGTATACGGTGAGCGTTCCGTCTGCGTTGTCTGCGCCGCCCTGAGCACAGTCGATACCTGAACCGGCGCTGGCGATTGACGCAGCAACCACCTGACTGTTCAGCACCGTAAATGTCGGGGCGACGGTTTGGCCTGGCAACGAGATAGAAATGGTATCGCCAGCGTCGTATCCTGTGCCGGGGGAGACGATCCCGGCTTGGAAAACCGAATAGGTGGGAATCGGATCGGTCGCACACACGGACAGAGAGACATCATTGGAGTCGATTACCGAAATTATCGAACCGTTAAGGCTTGTCGTGTCCGTCGTCACATTGATCGGCAGGCCCACGTCCAGCGTTGTGAATCCTGGACCTTTGGCAGTCACGTCATTGCTGTTCAGGATGCAGCCCCCGCCGGGCATCGTTCCGTCGTTGTACGATAATTCGTTGCCCTGCGCGCCGAAAGATTTGACGGAGACCGTATTTCCAAAGAAGGCCAGATACGTACCATTTGGAATCGTATACCTCGGCGCGCCCTGCCCACAAGCCACTACAGGCGCCAGCATCGTGCTCAGCATCAGCGCCGCACGGATCGGATGTTTCACAATGCCTGCCATCAGTTTGCTCCCATCGTAGCGCCATCACCAGATGCGCCATCCACCCAAAAATCCGATGATTGGTTGTCGGTGTATGTGATGCACACACCAGGCTGGAGCGGCGCACCCGTGCTCTGCGTGACGCTCGAACCGCCCACCCACACCGTGCCGGTATTATTGACCACCGTGGTGCCGCTGACATGCTGACCGCAGATGGTGACACCTTGTAGCAGCGTGTGCGCACCGAACTGGACCGCAATGCCCGTATTGGCGATGGTGACGGGGGTTACGTTGATTGGGGGCGCAGAGGGCGCGTTTATGGTGACGTTGCCTAAAGGAGTTGACGAGCAAGGAACGGCGTTCTGGGTGCCGTCCGACTTCGGGCAGAGCTGCACAAACGCTTGCGCCGTCCCGTTGCCGGTCCCGTACGTCGTGTAGACGCTGCTGCTCGCCACAATTAGTACGGCGCTTGCCCCGAGGCATAAAATTAAACCTAGCCGGCGCAAACAAACCTCCATTAGCCGCCTCGGTAGCCGAAAATCGCTTGACAAGCCAGCTTTTCCGATTGTCATATGCTCTAACATTCGACTAACCCCCGTCATAGGGTTAATTTTCGATCCGGGTCACGTATCCCGCGGAGTGGCAATGTCCGAATCCCTAGACGACGAGCTTGCGCAATTTTTGGAGGATGACGGTGGCGAAGAAACCAACGAAACCGAAGAAAATGGGCAAGGGCAAGGCGATGCCGAAGGGCAAGAAGCCGGGCCGGTCGATGAAGGGGCGCAAGGAAGCCGCAGAGGATCAGAAGGGGATGTAGAGCCGCCGGCTCGGCCCGCCCGCCGCGAAAACGATAGCGTTCGCGCCCTTCGGGAACGTGCGCAGGCAGCGGAAGCCAGAGCCCTAGTCTACGAACAGATGCTGGGGCAGCGTAATGCGGCGCCGCAGCTTCCTCAGAACGATCCGGTAGCGGCTGCGGCGGCGCAGGCGGCTGAAAACGAGCGGATCATGAACATGATGCCGCACGAACAGGCGCAGTATTTCGCCAATCGGGCAGAGCAGCGTGTCCAGCAGCAGATTCAGGCCTTGGCGCGCCAGCAGCAGGATGCGCTCGACAGGATGCACTTCGACACCATTAAGGCGACCAACAAAGTCGCCGCGAAGTACGAGTCGCAGGTCGAAAAGCTGGTAGCAGAGCAGGCCGCGCGGGGCGTGACCGTGCCGCGGAAAGCGGCGCTGGCGTATGTTTTGGGCGAAGCGGTTCTCGCCCGTGCGCCCGCCGCGGCAGCAAAGCAAAGGCAGGGTGCGGCGGAGAGGACAGCAGGCGCGACGGTGCGGCGCGGATCGCCAGGCGGCGATACGGCGGCCGAGCCGAGAGGTAACAGAGGCAACGATCTTGCGGCGCTGGAACGGCGCCTGGCAGGGAAAATCATCTAACCCGGAGGTAATCCCTCCGGTTTTGGAGGGGTACCAACGGTGACAGTCACCAATACGTCCAGTGCGTTTCGCGGCGATGTCGTCAATTACATCGAGCAGAAAACGCTCCCGCTCGCTCGCAAACAACTGGTGGTCTACCAGTTCGCCAACAAGGTAGAACTGCCTAAAGGCATGGGGAACCAATGGACGGCGACACGGTACAACCGCCTGCCGCTCCCTTCCGCGCCGTTGGCCGAAGGCGTGCCGCCCAACGGCGAAAACATGACGGTAAGCCAAGTTACGGGCGTCGTACAGCAATGGGGCGACGCGGTTTACATCACCGACGTTGCCGAAATGCAGATTTTTCACCCGCTGTTTCAAGAAGCGATCAATCTCGTATCGCTTCAGGTCGCGGAAACGGACGAGCGACAAGCGTACCTCACGCTTGGCGGCGGAACACAGGTTAATTTCGTCAACCAGCGGGGCGCCCGCGCCTCGCTCGTGGCCGGCGACGTACTTGACCCCCACACCGTCAACCGCACGTCCGCGGCTCTGATGACCGTTGGCGCGCCCCGGTTCAACGGCGACGAAAACACCGACGAAATGGTCGATATCCGCGGCGGCGGGCGAAACGCCAGCCAAAACCCCCGCGTTCACGCGCATTACGTCGCTGTAGTCCACCCCCTTGTGGCCGCCGATTTTTCGGAAAATCCGACCGTGCAGACGGCATGGTCCTATTCCGATATCAACCGGCTTTACAATTTCGAAACCGGCGAGTGGCGCAGCATCACGTTCTGCGAATCGAACCTGGTGCCCTTCTGGACCGGGGTTGCCGCGGTCAACGGCGGCACCGCGACCACGGGCGGTTCGCTGGCGACGACCACGACCTATTACTTGCAGGTGACGGGCCAAAACGGCACCACGCAGTACGAGAGCCAGATCTATCAGGTCGATACCGGGATCGCGATCGGGTCGAACACCGCGATTTCCTACGTGCTGCCGAGCACGCCTAACTACACGTATTCGGTCTATATCGGCACCAGCGCGACCGGCGTTAGCAACCTGGCGCTGACCAGCAGCACCTATGCGCCGAGCAGCGGGCCGTATGCCGGCGTTGCGACGCAGTTGCCGCCGGGTGCCACGGTGCTTTTGACTGCGATCGGACCGCAGCAGGTGCCTCCGGCGGCGCCGGCCTCAGGTATTACCGTGTTCCCGACTTTCGTTTTTGGCCGCGATTACTACAGCATGATAAAGCTGGATGGGCTGAAGATGACGTATCTTACGCAGGCCGACAAATTCGATATTCTGAACCAGAAACGGGTAGTGGGCTGGAAAAAGTTCTGGGGAATGGTCATCACCAATCAGCAGTTTGGCGCGCGGATCGAAAGCACTAGCAATTTCACCGCCACTTTCGGTTAAGGAGAAAACGCATGGCGTGGAATTTTTCGGCAAGCATCAACGCCAATTGGGTACCGGATGGCGCCGGACCCATGAGCGTGCCGAGTATGCAAACCCTCCAACTCGATATCGGCCCGCTCGCCGCGAACAACATCGCCGGTTACGGCCCGGTGCAGATCGTGAACAGCACAAACGACACTTTAACGGCCGCGCAGGTCAACACGGCCGCGACTGCGCTCGGGAGCCTGGTCGCGTCGTATTTCGGCACCACCGCCCTTTCGACGCTTCAGGGCTGGGCGACGGGATCGCCGTGAGCACCCGCACGCTCGTCACAAAAGCCGCCACCGTCTTAACTGCGGTGCAGATACCGTCGAAGACGGTAGCAGCGGGACACTTTAATCCGGCCGATATCGCGACGATCAACAAAGCGATATTGTTGGACCCGGTAAACAACGCTGCCGCTGCTGCGCAACAAACTTGGCAAAATTTAACGCCGAACGGGTTGCTGACAGTGCCAAATCGTGGGCAACTAAAATGTTTTCCCGGCGACGTGGTGGCTGTGGATTTGTCGGGCAACGTGATTATCGTCAGCGCCTACAGCATCGCCCAAGGGCTTTCTTGGACGCTGACCTAAAAAGAGGGGTTTTATGACAAAAGATTTGGGGGACATGCCGTTTTATGCGACCGGCGTTCTATCCGCAGAAGACATGGCGCGGGCAAAAGAACAGGCGCGCGCCGCGGTGCAGAAAGAACTGCACGATAAGCTGTTTAAAGCAGCGCTTGAAGAAGCCGAGCGCGAGGCGCGCATCGAAGCCGGTCTCGCGCCGAAGGTCGGGCCGACGAAGCTGGACGAAGGAAAATTGGGCGTCATGCTCAATCTGCCCGAGTCGGTCACGCCGATCCCCGCCATCGTCATCGATGGGCGCGCTTATTACGACGGGCAGGCGTACGAGCTTCCGAAGTCGATCGCTCTGCAACTGCATGAAATGCAGGCGCGGGCCTGGGAAAACGACGACCGGATGAGCCGCGGGCGGGAAAAAGACCGCAAACGGCCAAAGCCGCAAGTGCTGAACGGCGCCACGGGCAGAATCACAGGCGCGCCGCTCGCTCTCGTCGCGAGCAAAGCAGCGTGAGCCGCACCACCGAAGCGCCGCAGGGCGCCGCGATCGTCGCCGAGACCCCCGTGGTGGCGCTCGGAATGGCGCTCACGATCCAGCTCGGGCCGCCCAACGCGCCCGTGGGGCAGGTTGTGTTTCAGACGCATGTAGACCGCGACGGGTCGGCCGCCGAGCACGCGCACACGCTTGACCGTTTGTATCTCGCCGGCCGCCGGCTACAGCACAGCTACCGGCTTCAGGATTTGGAGGCAATTACCAAAAGCCAGGGTGTCGAACTCGACCAGATGGCGGCACAGGAAGATGCCGCCGCGCGCCAACTGGCGGCGGACGATAACCGGCGCGCCGCGGCACTTGACCAAGCGCAACAGGACGACGAAGCGGCGTGGCAACGGCAGGCAAAGCGCGGGGAGTATGCGCCGAGCACCAGTGCCGTGCAGAGGGCCAAGGCGTTGCGCGCCGAGCAGGAAAAGGCGCACGAGCTGCACGCGCAGATGCTGCAAGGCAATGCCGGCCGGCGCGCTCAGATCGCGCGGCAGCAGGAAGGCATTCAGTCGGAAATCGCCGACATTCAGGCTTTTCTCGATGCCGTTGACGGCTAGTCAGCTCATCACGCTTGCGCTGCAAACTTGCAAAGTTCCAAAATTTGTGAGCCAGGCGGAGCAGCTTCTTAACATGATCCTGGCTGACCTCGCCGATACGCAGGATTTGGACCTGTGCCGTGGCAAATTCACCGGCACTTTTATCCAGGACAACGGCAGCGGAAACGGGTCAGGACCGTATTCTCTTCCGTTCGATTACAAGCGAGTCGAGCGCGATGGGGCGTGGTATGTCTACAACGGCATTTCCTATCCGATGATATCGGTGGATTTGACCGAGTACGAGCAGCAAGTGCAGCAGAGCGGCTTGGCCGATCTGCCTGAGTTGTTCGCGACCGACATTAGTCCCCAAAGCCAAGACCCACCCAGCAACGCGTTGTTGTACGTGTGGCCGCCCGCCAGTCTGCCGCTGACGTTCTATATTCAGTACCGCCGGGTGGTGCCAGACCTTACGAATTTTTCGGATATTCCATGGTTTCCGAATCAGGGTTATCTCCGGCTTAAATTGACCGCGTGCGTCATGGAAATCACTGATGACACGCGGAAGTTGCAATTCGAGCAGTTGGCGGATGCGCAGCTTCGCTCTTTTCTGCAACTGACCAATGACGACGAAGGGCGGGCAAAAACGGTTACGCTCGATCGCCGCCGGTTCGGTAAAAACATAAACACGTTGCCGGACACGAAGAAGGTTTGGGGGTGAGCCATGCCGGTTCGCGGCGCGCGCACGCTTACCTGGCGTCCTCGGGGCGTGCAGGACACCACCGACTCGACTGACTACGCACCAGGCGCCATGTCGGCGCTGGCGAACCTTATCCCTTCCCCTACGACGCGAGGCGTTTTTGTCCCGCGGCCCGCATCGATCCAGTTAGCAAATACCGCCAGTTTCGGTAGCGCTGGCGTCACGGTTTTTTTGATTCTCGGCGCGATCGTTTACGGCATGGTATCGAACGCCAACGGGTTCGACGCGCCGTTCATCTACAATTTGCAAACGCAAGTCGGCACCGTGCCGGCCGGCGTCACGGCCGCGAATCTACCTTACACTCAGCCTACGAACGGCGATTGGTCGCCCCCCACGATCGCCACGCTTGGCGTTTACGTGATCGTGACGCACCCTGGCTTTCAGGGTCCGGCCAACGGGTATATTGGCTGGTTCGATCTGACAAAGCCGAGCGCGCCGATATGGAAGTCGGGCAATTTTCAAACTGAAGCGGGCGTCCCGTCCCCGTACCTTTTGCCTTCGCCGCCGACTGCGGTGGCGGTGTTCGGCGGCCGGGCTTATTACGCGGTGGGCAACGCGGTGCAGGCCTCCGACGAATTTTTGCCGCTCCAGCAGAGCAACGCCGGGCAAGTGCTCACTTTTGGCGACTCGACCGTCATCACCGCGCTCGCCGGCCTCCCCTTGAACAACACTAGCCTTTACGGCGGCATCGTGCAAAGCCTTATGGTGTTCAAAGGTATAGAGAATATTTATCAAGTCACAGGGGATTACACCGGCATCCCCTCTCCCTGGTCCATCAACACACTGAATATCTCGACCGGCACGCTTGCGCCAAACACCGTCACGCCGACGCCTCGGGGCTTGGCGTTCGTGGCGCCGGACGGCGTACGTATTATCAGTTTTACAGCGGTTGTATCAGATCCTATAGGCGATTGGGGCGACGGCATAAAACTGCCTTTCCAAAACGCCGTTTACCCGTCGCGCATGTGCGCTGCGTTCAACATGCAAACGCTTCGTATCGCGCTTCAGGTCGCTGGGGCCGAACTGCAATCAAATCAGGAATACTGGTATAATTTCGGGCTGAACGCCTGGACTGGCCCGCACTCGATCCCTACGGTTTTTATGAAGCCTTACCTAAATACTTTCATTTGCTCAATGGCGCTGCCGTGATCATAAGTTACCCTTTTTCCTACACAGGCACGCTCAACGCGACCACGCGCAGCGCGACGTTTACACTGGCGCAGCCTGCACAGACTATTGTTTTCGATTGCTCGACAACACAAACGCTGGCCAGCTACCCGCTCGGCGGTTTAGGCACAGATTTGGATTTTTATGTGCAGAGCACGAACCCCGGCGTGGGGTTCGGACCCTTTTTGATCTTCGACGCAGAGTTCAGCACGTATCCTAGCACGCTTCAGGGGTTTTCCGGCGAAGCCACTGTCACGCTCAACCCGTTCCTGGGAACGGGCTCGCCACCAACAACGGGGTCGAATTCGGGTAGTGTTTCGGTGGGGACTCCGCCTGCCGGGACCTTAATCGGATTTGACGTTAGCGGGGTCATTAGCACAGCTAGCTCTGCTGGAGTCGGGCAGTATTCCTACGGAAACCTGGCCATATCATCTCCGCTAGGTGAGACGACATGGATAAACGTTGAATTCCCGCAAGAGAATAGCAGCCAAGCGTTGCTTAATGACATTGCTTATTTGGAAATATCAAACGATGAAGGGATAGACATAAACTACTCAATCACCGGGACTGCATACGTCAGTTCCGGCGGTGACACGGGCGAAATCATCATTCTCGACAACGTTTCGCCCACGTACGACGCCGCGATCCCTCTTGCCGGGGCCAATTACGGCCCGCTTGCGACCGCGATGCAGGTCAGCCAGGACGGCGGGGCGTGGAGCACAGTCGCCGGTTTTGACTCGGGCGTAGCGTGGTTAGGAAACGGCGCGCTTGGCGAATACGGCACGCATACGCTGCAAGTGCGCGACACGAACACGCTAGTTCAGTCCAACACGGTTACGTACACGCTCAATCTGCCCCCCAACACCACTTTTTTAGGGTTGTTCCAGTCCGACGTAATTCCAACCGCCAAAAGCGAATACATCGAGTTCGGCGCGGCGATGGCGTGGACGTACGAAACTTCGCTTTTGCCCGACAACAAAGAACTGCTGGCCAACAGCGCGATCGTAACGGCGCTGGATGTAAGTTTTATTGGCGCGCTGCCGATCGTCAACTGCTACTTCTACGACGCTTCGGGGGCCAACGAACTTGGCGCCGCAACTGTTTATCCAGTCGGTACAAATACAATTTGGGATGAGTTTGTTTGGGGCGAAGCGCCATGGGGCGGCACGAGCGAGTATTATGCTCGCGCGCTTGTAAATTGGAGTGCGCCCCTGGCTTTTGTGCAGGGGTATTTCAAAGCGTCCGGCGCATCCGCCGAAGGTTTTTCGGTCGGCGCTCTTTACATGCAGATGCAGGTTATGGGTTACGTGCAGCAGCTTGCGTCGGGAGTAGCCTAGATGCCTTCGATATCCGTCCCTTACACTTTCTCGAACGGCGGCACCAACACAGCCGACGCGAATCAGGTTAACGCCAATTTCGCAGCGATTGTCTCCGGCGTGAACGGGCTATCAATCCCAACGACACCCGTTACAATCGCGAACGGGGGTACGGGCGGCAATTCCGTGCAAACCGCGCTCACGGCCCTGGGCCTGGGCGCGGGCATCATAATTTCCTGCACCGCCACCACGTCGGGCAGCGGGACGATCGCCATTGTCGCGACGACGGCCGCAGCCGCGCCAACGGTAAGCTCCTATGAAGACGGACTCGCCCTTCTTTTTCGGATGCCGAACACCGCGTTGACAGGATCGGAGTTTACGATCGCGTATACGCCGAACGGCGGTGCGGCGCTCGGCGCAGTGCCGTTGTACGACGCTGGCGCGGAAAACCTGATTAGCTCGACCGCAGCCAACCAAATTATCCTGGCTCTTTACTCGGCGGCAGCCGGCGTTTTCTGCTTGGTCAACACGCCGCCGTCCGCCTTCAACAGCGCCAGGTTCGCGCAATTCCTTCAATCCAGCAGCACGCAGACATGGACGGCCCCGGCAGGCGTGACAGCAGCTTATGCAACCGCGTGCGCGTCAGGCGGGGCCGGCGGCGGTTCGCAGTCAAACACAAAATCGGGAGGCGGGGGCGGGGGCGGGGGCGACTCGATCGTAAAACAAATCGTCAACGTCACTGCGGGGGGGATTTATAACATCAACGTAGGCGTGTTTGGTGCGGGCGGTGCTGGTGCCAACGGCGGAAACGGCAACCCTACCAATATGATAAGCGTTTCGTCCGGCACAACGCTTGTGGCCCTCGCTGCCGGTCTCGGGGGCACGGCCGGCACGAATACGAGTGCTGCGCCAGGCGGTAATCAAGGCGGTAGCGGCGGTTCCAACGGGCGTGAAGGGTTCTATGCGGGAAGCCTGTCGGTCGGCGGCGCTGGTGGCGATTGTATTCTCGGAAAAGGAGGCACGCCGGCTTTCGATAGCCAAAATGGCCAAAATGGCCAGGGATTCGGCAGCGGCGGTGCAGGAGCTTCCGGGAGTAGCGCCGGTAGCACAACCGGCGGCAGCGGTGCGCCAGGGTATTTTCTTTTAGAGTGGTAAACAGTTGCGTGTTAAGGAGTTGTTGCCGTGACGGAAGGCTGGGAAAGGTCGCTAGGTAAATTGGAAGGCGAAGTTTCGGGTCTTCAGGCCGGGCAAGCCTCGCTTCAGCGCGACATGGCGACCTTGCGTGCGGAGACCGCCGCGAATTTTGCGAAGGTCTACGAGAAACTCGACGAGGCAAAAGAAACCCTCGCACAAGGAAAAGGCGGCTTTCGCGCAGTGATTCTTTTTGTCGGGGGCGCTGGCGTCGCCATTGGCTGGGCCGTTCCATATCTTTTCCGCGTGCATTGACCGTGCTATAAAGCGCGAAAGCGGAGGTTAGTAATGGACCCGAACGCAGCGGCGAGTTTGAGCACTGTTCTGACGGCGCTTGGCTTCGGCCAACACGTATCGGGCATCATCAGCCTCATTGTCGCGGCCATGGGCTTGATCCAGGCAGCACTCATTTTTCTGCCGGTGGCTCACGCGACTTCGCCCGGCTGGTACCAAACCCTTTACGGTGTGCTGGCCAGGATCGCGCTGAATGTCGGCAAAAACGCGCCCAGCCCACCCGCCGGCACGGTGCCTGCCGGCGGTGTGGTGCCGACGCCCCCGGCGTTAAAAACGTCCAGTTAGGAGACATGCCGTGAAAAACATTTTTCTAGCCGCTGCGCTGTTACCTTTGGCTGGTTGCAACGCAAGCAGTTCGACAACCGCAACCGCGTTGCAATCCCAGGCAGGCCAGCTTTTTTGCGCAATCGACACCGCGGGCGGCGGCCAGATCGTGGCGGGCGTGATTGACGCGGACGCAACGGCGGCGGGCGGCGCGACGGCGGGAGAAGTTGCGGTGCTGGCGACCAATCTCGCGCAGGCGACCGTGCAGAATTATTGCCAAAAGGCGGCGCAAGCGGTAGGGGGTGTCTCAGGTGTGCCGGTGTCACCGCCCGCAACGCCGGTCGCCAACGTAGCAATTCACGAAGGGAGCTAAATCATGGAGCTGATCATTTGGATTCTTGTTCACGTAGGTGTCCTGTAATGGCGCGCGCCACCGGCCCGCAGGGCATCGTCAGTTCATCCGACGCCTCCACGTCGCGCCTGCCGAAAGGTACGACCGTCAACAACGAAGCCACGCGATCGGCCCCGCCAACCTGCTGCAAGCCGCCGGGACCGCGCAACGCCTGATGTTCTGGATAGGGCTGTCGCTGGGGGGAATGGTTGGACTCTTCGCCGCAGCGATATGTCTCGCAACAAAAGGCCCTGACTTTCGGGTTCCAACCGATCCTGGACCTCCTGGTCAACGACCGGCTGGGCGACCTCGTAAAAACCCATTGGGCTGAAATTGGCGCGGACAAAGCCGCTGTCCCGCTTGCCGTGAACTGGGGCGCGGTGCTCCAAAGAGAAGCCGCCGGCACTCTGCGGGCTTTTACCGCCCGTCGAGACGGCGCCCTCGTCGGTTATATCGGGTTCAATTTTTTTTGTCCCGACCGACACACGGGCACCCTCTACATCCGCGACGAAACGATATGGGTCGTGCCGACAGAAGCACATCGCGGCCTCGTGTGGCGCGCGATGTGGCAGGCGGCGGTGCCGATGTTGCCGCGCCCGTGCAAACTGATGGCGGGGCTGACCATGGGGCGGGACAAGCGGCACACGCGCGTTTTGGCCAAGGTATTGAAACGGCTTGGACTGCGCCCGATGGAAATGGTAATGGGGGCGTATCTGGAATAGGATTTTCGGCCGGTGAGTGAGCCATCCGTCCCGCAAGCGCCGAACTACAGCAATTTCGGCCAGGCGAACAACGCTTTTTCGGGCGGTTTGCAAGGCCTCCAAGGCTTGGCCGGGCAGGGGCAGGGGCTTACCAGCAACATCGTCAACAACCCCTATGCCGGCGCCTATCAGGGGGCGGCAGGGGCCGCCGGCGGGCAGCTTGGCACGCTCGGTGGTCAGGCAGGTAGCGCGTCGGGAAGTCTCTACGGCTCGGGCGCGTCGATCCTGAATACCGCTTTTGATCCTCAGAACGCGCTTTACAACCGCACGCAACAGCAGAACCAGGACCAGACGGGCGCGATGCTGGCGGCGACGGGTGTAGGCGCCACGCCCTATGGTGCCGCGGTGATGGGGCAGAACAACTCGAATTTCAACATCGACTGGCAGAACCAGCAGTTGCAGCGCCAAGCACAGGGTATTCAATCCGCGAACCAGGCGTATGCGGGCGGCGGGCAGCAGGGCACGCTGGGGGCGCAATCGACGCTTGGGGCCGGGCAGCTTCCATATTCGACCTCCGTGGGCATCAGCAACGCCGGCCTGGGGGCGCTCGGCACCGAGCAAGGGCTTTACCAGGGCGTGACGGGGGCGGCGGACCAGTATCTCGGCTTAGCCAACACCGGGTACCAGGACCAGCTCGGCCAGTATAATGCGCAGGACCAGCAGTTTACGCAGATGCTCTCGGGCCTTGGTTCGATCCTTGGGTTCGGCGGGAATAGCAGCTTGGGCCAATCGGGGCTTAACTGGCTGAATAAATTCATATGAGCGGCGCTCTTGCCTTCCTGGGCTCAGTCGGTCATGTGCTGGATTACGCGCAGCAGGAGCAGCAGCGCCTGCAGCAGTTCCAACTTGAAAAAATGAAGGCGCAGCAAGCCGCCGCGCAGTTTCAATTCACGCAGCAACAGATGCAGGCCGACCAAATGATCGGCAAAACGAAGCTGCTTCAGAACCTCGTCAAGACGAAGCAGGCTGCGCAGGGCGACCAGCAGCAAGATCCGTCTCAAATCATGTACGGCGCGCAGCCGCACCCCTCGCTTACTCAGGCGCCGCAGCAGGGGCGGCGGGGAGCTGCCGCGGGATCGCCGGGCAATGCTCTGATGGGCGGGTTGCCCGGAAGCGGCGGGCTTGCGCCGGAAGGCGGCCAACAGCCCATGCAGGGGCAGGGGCAGGGGCAGATGCAGCCGCCTGCCGGGCAAGACGGGCCGCCGCCACAGCCCTCGTGGCAGCAAAGCCGCGATTCTTTTGTGAAGGCTATCGAGCAGCAGGCCGGTATTCCTGTCGCGAAGATGCCGCCCGCGATGCAGCAGCGTGTTCTGCAATCGGCGCAGGAAAATTACAAACAGGAAATCGAGACTTGGGAAAATGATTTTCAAGTTTGGAAAACGAAAACTGAAATAGCTTACCGCCGCGACAACCAAGCGGCAAACCGTGAAATTCGCCTGCACGGTTTGGACCTTGCCGCGCAGAACCACGCGGACATGGTTACGCTCGAAAAAATGCGGTTGGCGCAATCCGAACAAGAGCGGCAAATGGCTTTACAGATGCGCCGGCAGGAATTCGATATTGCGCAAAGGGAACGGCACGATGAATTTGTGGCGCGCGAGCAAGATCGGCACTGGCAGGAAACGCATCGGCCGCCAACCGCATCCGAGCTAAAAGAAATCAATACGGCCAGTGATGTAAGCGGTATTCTGGACGATATTGATTCACTCTCAACGCGGCTAGGTGCGGTACGAGGCCCGGACGGACAATTTATGTTCGGGAAAGATGCGCCGCCTCCTGCCCCGGGAGCGGCCTCGGTCGGTCTTGTGGGTCTAGGAAAACGCGCTTTCGAGACCGTGACCGGCCCGTTCGGCTTCGACCAGTCGAACCGCATATTCGCTGACGACCTAACCGAACTTCGTAGTCGTCTTTTGCGCGCCGTAGGGCGCGGATCGTATTTGACTAAAGCGGATCGAGAAGAAGCTAACAAGTTGGTGCTAGGCCTTAACCCCGGCGACAACCCGTCAAGAACCATCAACAGCCTGAACAACGCGACAAAATGGCTGACGACTAAATTCGGCCCGATTTTGAAAAAATATCCTGGCGGCGAAGCGCCTGCCCCGGAGGCACCGCCGGCAACGGACGCTGAGTCAGGCGGTAAAAAAACGTACAACTACGATCTGAAAACGGGCGCTCTGGTGCAGCAGTGACGATCACGGTCAATTTGTCGGACGGGTCAAAGGCGAATTTCCCTGACGGAACGCCTCTTGATGTTATGCAGAAAGCCTTGGCCAAGCTCAAGACGCCTGCGCAGCCTATGGACCCGTCTACGCGCGCTGCCGCGCAAGATTTTATCGCCGACCCAACGCTGCCTTCGCCTTCTACCTCGCCGCAAGAGCAGGCCCGGCGCACCCAATCCGGTCCCGCCGATCCGGCACAGCGCGCGGCTGATCTTCGCGCAGGCTCTCACGATGCGCCCCCCTACCAAAAAACAGGGCAAACGCTGCCGGGCTGGCGGCAAATCCTTTACGACATGGCCGCGAATGACGTAGAGCGGTTCAAAATTCTCTCAAAATACTACGGGCAAAACAACGTAGGGCGCGACGAATACGGCCTTTACGTGCGCCAGTCGGGCGGCAAGCAGATTTACCCGAAAAGTAGTTTGGTGTCCGGTGCTGTGTCCGGTGCGGCTCCCGTGGTCGGCGGGACGATCGGCGCGGTAGCAGCCAGCGAAGCCGGGCCAGTAGGGGCTATCGGCGGATCGGCAGCGGGTGCTGCGGTGGGCCAGGGGGTCAACGATGCTGTGCTGAGCATTATGGGGTTTTACGACCGCACAATGGGCAGCGAAGTCGGCAATCTGGCCTCGACGGCCGCCAGCAACGCAGCGCTGGAAGGTGCGGGACGGGGCTTAGGAGCTGCGGCCAAGCTGGCGGGGACGACCGCAAAGGACGCGGCCCTGTCACCTGTCCGCAAAGCGTTGGGGTTCGATGCTGCGGCGGCCGCGCGGGCGAAGGAGTTGGCCGATCAGGGGTACAGTGTAAACCCCATGTCCTATGTGCAGGATGCCAAGAGAATCGGCCGGCAAATCGAATTGTCGCGCCTGTATGGCGGCGACTACACCGCGAAATCCGAAGAAAAATTCGCCCACGACAAAGCGATTGCGGCCCTGAAAAAAGCCGGCATGTCGGATGCAGATGCAGCGGCGGAATACGAGCGAATGAAAACGCCGGCCGCTGTGACGGCGCAGCCAGCCGGCCAGGCGCTGAAGGGCGCCGCTGCGGCGGAAACAAGTGCCGCGCGTGGAGGTGCGGACCAAGCAAAGCAAGCCATTTTAGCTGGCGCGGAAGCCGAAGGAAAAGCGGCGGTAGCGGCGCGCGATGCGTCGGTGCGCGACCTCACAACGCGGCTGCGCTTGATGGAGACAACGCTGCAAAAGAACTTGGACCAGGGCAAGCGCACACTGGACCAACTTGCCACGCAGGTAAAGAAGGGGCCTCTCGCGGAAGATTACGCGAAAAAAATACTCTCCCTAAAAAGCGACATTCAGGACGCGGCTAAAAAAATGTATGCTGGCGCAGACGCTCTTGCCGGCGGCGCAAAAGCTAATACGGCGCCATTAAGAGAAGCGGCTTTGCAATTTACCGAAAATCTTCCGGAAGAATTGCGCGCGCAATTCCCGGCCCTAGTAAAGCGTATTGCCGGTCTAGGGGGCGAAGAAGGAGAAAACTTGCAGGATATGACTTTCGGAGAGCTGCATTACTTGCGTTCGCAGCTTAGAGATTTAGCATATTCTCCTAAGCTTTCTCCGGAGTTCAAAAAAGGCCCCTACAATCATTTAGCGAAGCAAGTAGATGTTGTAATCCATGACGCAGAAGCGCCGCAAGAGTTTAGAGACGCTGCGAAAGCTCTCGACCAGGCGGATAAATTTTATGCCTACAACATAAAGCAATTTAACAACGCCACTCTGCAAAAATTAGTAAACGAGACGCGCGACGGCCTTCCGCCTGACGGCGTGGTCATTGCACGCACGGTAGCGCAAACAGGCCAAATGGCGACACTGGACAAACTATTAAAGATAGGCGGCCCCGAATTGCGCAAGCGCGTGGCGGCGGCCGATCTTCAGGACGTGCTCGCGCAGTCGCGTAAACTCGGGAGCCAGAACATTGACCCAAAGGAGCTGCTCAAGGCGCTTGAAGAGCGGCAAGCGAACCGCACCTTGACCCGCCTGTACGGACCGCAATCTCAGCAACTCATGCTCTACGCACGTCGCTTGGCCGCAAAGAGCGGTGCGATCCCGCCTGCGGCGTTCAACCCGAAAGGCATCATTGAGACGGACGGGTTCATGCGAACGCTCGCGGCGGCGAACAAGGTGCAGGACCGGATTACCGAACTGACTAAATTGAAGCCTATGGAAATCATGGAAGCGGCGATGAAGCCGGCGCGCGAGCGTGCGGCGCTTCTCGAAAAAGAGTTCGGCGGTAAGCTCTCAGCAGACATGATGAAATTCTTGCGCGACCCGGAACTGCTCGCGGAAGCGGCGGCGCATCGTGTGCTCGGTAGCGAGGATTTACTCGAAGAAGCTGCGCGACGGTTTCCGCAAGCCCTGCCTACTTTACAAAAATACGCTTTGGAGCGGGTGCTGGCCCCACTGGCCCGCGGCGACGGATCGCGCACGCTGCTGACCACGCTCGGGCAGTTGACCCAGAAGCAGCAGGCGATTTTGTTTCCGGCGGGCATGGCGGCTGATCTGAAGCGGCTGGCTGACGGCCTCGCGCTCATCCGCGGGCCGTCTACACGCTCAATGCCTGGTTTCGCTGCCGGCAACGTGCTGGGCGCTGAGCCTGTCGGTTTGGAAGGGCTGACTCCCGCCGGCAAGCGGCAATTTATCGCGGAAGGGATTGCGAAGCTCGTCACGTCGCCCGGCTTCAACCGGGCGTTGATCGGTATATTGTCGCGCGACGTGGCGAGCGGGCCGGCGGGTGTCGCGAAAGCTATGACCAAAATACAGGCGCTTCTTTCGTTTGCGCAACGCGGCGCGATGCGCGCGGGGTTTCCGGCGCAAACGACCGGCACGCCCGAAGGACAAGCGATGCTGCCGCCGCAAGACGCGCGAGCGAGCGGAGGCGGCTCATGGCGGGACCTGTTGCGTTGACGCGGCGAGCGGTGCTTTCGGGGCTCGCCGCGGGCGGCCCCGAGGATGACCTGGACGAACGGTGCAACTGCCCGATAGACCCTCCGCCGACCCACGAGGAAGATGAGGATACCGACCCTGTGGACCAGCCCGACGAGGCGCTTGACGATGGAGACGATGATGAGTGATGTCCTTGATAAAAAATACCGCGTGGACGACGTAGCGTACAAAAATGAAGACGACCCTGACGTAATTGCTTCGCTTCTTATTATGGAGCCTGAGCAGACAGACCCTCTCGATGATTTCGTAATTTTCGCCTGGAAGACGGAACACGGAAACTTCTCGCAAAAATTCGGCCCTTTTAAATCGGGTTTGGCGAAGAAACTATTTGCGCAAGAACACTGGCCTAAAGCCTACAAAGCGTTTCGCGAAAAGTGTATGGCGGCCCCTGCTGCCAGGGAGATAGTGCTTGCGCCTACTTTGCCTTGACGCCCAAGCGAACGCGGTAGACTGGCTCCTGCGCTGCCAGGCGGCCGGGCACGCGGTCAAGTGGTATGTACCGCCTAAGCCGCGCCTCGACCCGATCGGGCGCGGCCTTATCGAGCGCGTACCCGAAT